CGAAAAACTTCTAACACCGCAAGTGTGAATCTGTTCGGCAGAGTAGAAGAAGCGGAGTACAGAGAGAGTAGTTTGTAACTTTATGAGTGGTTAGCATTACTAACCCGCATTGAATCGGTACTATCCAAAAGATAGTGGAAACGTTGGGAAACAATAATCCAACAAAAGATGGTTCTTTTACGTGAGTATTCTCATCCGTAATAATATAAGCGAGATTGGTGTAACGATAGCACATCGGCCGACCAGGTCGAAGGAGGAGGTTTGATTCCTTTGTTTCGCTCCACAAGCGGAGAAAGTGTTCCGGTAGCATGTGTACATTCCTGTACAATGAGGTGGTTCGATTCCATCTCTCCGCTCCAAAAATTACATTATGATTAATTCAATAGAATGTCCGTATATTATCTCTAAATTACCAGAGCATGAAATAATAAAGGATGAGGTATTGAAACTAATCAATGAGTGTGAATCCACACAATATACATTTCCAAATGATTATACTGATATAAGTAGAACCGATTGGGATGTTAGTAGAGAAGTTGAACGGTTTTATCTGAAACCAGTAATGCAACCAATAACTAAATTATTACAAAATAGATTTGATGAGCTGGGTTACGATGAAATTAAAATAAGAAATATTTGGTTTCAACAATACAACAAAGGTTCGGAGCATGGTTGGCATGTACATTTAGGGTGCCAATGGACTAATGTTTATTATTTAGATTTACCAGAAGGTTCTCCGAAAACACAATTATTAAATCCAATGAATCAGGACGAAATAATTGAGATGGATGTAAAAGAAGGAGATGTTCTAACATTCCCAAGTTTTATTCTACATAGAGCACCCAGAGTTGAAAGTGATGTGGTAAAAACAATTATATCTTGGAATAGTGATTGCAATATAACAAAAGTAAAAGGATATTACGATTTCTAAAAATCTACCACACTTTTTCAACTTTTAAGTAAATTTGTAAAAATTTTTTGAAGGTAATTTTTTACTTTGGAAATAACAATATATGCCGGAGTGGCGGAAAGAATGGGAAGTACAACCATTAGACGTGCCTGATTCGAAGTGGTGCAGTAACCGAAAAGGACTGCGTGTGGGTAGCCAATCCCTCCTCCGGCACCTTGGACTTGTAGCTCAAAGGAAGAGCACCGCACTCATAATGCGTAGGTTGGGATTTCGAAATTCCCCTGGTCCACATTATTAAATTGGTTATACCAATTTACTCCGTTTTTTTATTTTTATTATATTTATATGTAGATAAATAATAAAATATGGAATGTGTATATTGTAACAAGCTTTGTAAAAATGATAATAGTTTACGAAATCATCAAAGACTTTGTAAATTAAATCCAAATAGGCAAATTTTACCATCGAATCTAAATCTTAATGGATGGCGAGAAAAAGTAAGTATGGGATTGGCTATGGTATCCAACCAACATACTAAAGCTAAAGAAAGGGGAGAGGTTGTAGTTGTTAGCGAAGAAACCAAACGTAAGATAGGTAACGCTGTTAGAGGTAGACAAATGCCAATAGAAGAAATAGAAAGACGTAAGATTGCAATGAAAAAAGCAGTATTGCAAAATCCAAATAGCTATACAGCAAACAATGTTAGTGGTAGAACGCCAATTATAGAATATAATGGTTTTAAGTTAAAAGGTAGTTGGGAATTAGAAACTGCTAAATGGTTAGATAGGAACAATATAAAATGGACTAATATATTAGATGGGTTTGAATACGATTGGAATGGTTCTACTCATTTATATTATCCAGATTTTTATTTAACTGAAATTGATTACTACATTGAAGTTAAAGGATATGAAAGAGAACGAGATAGGGCAAAATGGAAAGTAGTGAAGAACCTAACAATAATTAAAAAAAATGAAATTGATATGATTAAAAACAATACATATCAGTTATTACATATTAGAGGTTAGCATAGTAATAATGCACCTCAACGATAATGAGTAAGAGATGCTCGGTAGTCTTTAATCCAAGACTCATTTAACAATGGATGGTGGTTTGTAGTATCAACCTTAATGACTACATATTGGGAATAAGGATTGTGGACCTACTCTCCCCCAAGTAATAGGTTGACGTTTTTATGAGGGACGCCTCGCAGGTTTTCGAGATAGTAAAAAACCGAAATAACTACTCACATAAAATCTCAATGTGGGGAAATTTGGGGGTATCGCATAGCGGCAATTGCGGAAGACTGTAAATCTTCTCCTTCGGGTTCGGTGGTTCGAGTCCATCTGCCCCCACTAAATAATCCCAATAAAGTTTGGAATTTAAAAACAAAATACTTATATTTGTAAAATGCTCCGTTCGTCTAATTGGTTAGGACACTCGCCTTTCACGTGAGAGCTTATGGGTTCAAGTCCCATACGGAGTACCAAAAAATAATATTATTATGAAAGAATTAGGAATGAATATTATGCTTTTCCTAAACACACTGGGTGGTTCAGTTGACCCAAAGTTTAGTGATGAAGCACCTTTGGTTGAAACTATAAAAATTGAAATCAAAGAATTACAAAGAAAAATTCAATGGGTTGATGCAACCGATGAGGATTATGCAAGTAAGTATGTTCGTATAGAAAAATTATCGAAAGATATTGTAAAGAAAAAAGAACAACTTAAAAATATGGAGAAGCGTGCTAAACTTAAACAAAAGTGGGCATTAGAAGATTCATTAGAAATTCGTAAAAAATATCCACCAATTAAATTAGATTCTGATTCAACACAAACTAAAACCGAAGAAATCTAATGGCAAATCATATGGATACCACACTTACGATTGATAAATTAGATATACAATCGTTTGATAAATTAAAAGAAATCTTTAACGATGGTACAAATGAATACTATTGTAATGTGGAGCACGTTATTAAGCAAATGTATGGTGAAGTTGATTATAGCTCATTAGATTGGTGGTATTCTAACATTGGTTCAAAATGGATGGAAATTGAAACATCAATTACTGGTGAGTTTGAAGAAAGTATTGAATTATATATTACATCGGCTTGGAACGTACCAACTATCTTTTTAGAAAAACTTTGTGAAATCCTAACAAAAATAAATAAAGATGTAGTTTTGTATGGTACATATCAAGATGAATCATTAGACCCTATTGGAGCATTCGTATATGCATTAGATTACGATGATATTGACGATTTAGATATTGAGGTAGATTCTGATAAGTATTGGTCTGGAGAAAACGATGATGAATACCGATATGAAATTTACGATGAATTAACAAAACACAAAGATTCTCTATATCAATCATATTTAGAAGTATTAGAAGAAAGAAAATTGGAAGAATAGCATATTAAAGGAGAGTTGGCAGAGTGGTCTATCGCATTTGTCTTGAAAACAAAAGTCTGTAACAGGACCGGGGGTTCGAATCCCTCACTCTCCTCATTTGGCCCCATAGCTCAATTGGATAGAGCAACGCACTTCTAATGCGTAGGTTTCAGGTTCGATTCCTGATGGAGTCACTCCATAGAGGGTTGGGTGAGTGGCTTAAACCAGCAGTTTGCTAAACTGTCGTAGGGGTAATACCTTACCAGCGGTTCGAATCCGCTATCCTCTACAATTATCATAATTTGATATTTATAGGTGTGATAAATAAATTCAATAGAACTTAAAATTGCGGTATGGTGAAAAATGATTAGCGCGCGGCACTAATCTGGCAGACACACCCTCCTGTCTCGGGGGCAGGGATAAAGAAATAGGTAAGTAATATGGGGTAGACCACCAAGCCGGCCGGCGGATGTTACTTACTGAATCTCCCTTTGGATGGTTCGAATCCTCCTACCGCAGCAATTAAACCAAACAAAATGAAACTGCGCAAGATATTAAAAGAAATACAAAAGACACCATATCAGTATGGGTGTGCTATGTTATACATAGATTTTGATGAATCTATATTGACAAGTACGATTAGTAATGTTGATGTATATGATGATGAAAATGGTTACTATGGTTTAGAAACAGAACCACACATTACATTACTATATGGTCTACATACAAATGTACCCGATGGTGTAGTTTCTCAAATTATCAACCAAGTTCCGTTTGGTGATATTAAACTAACAAACCCATCTATCTTCGAAGGTAATCCAGATTATGATGTATTAAAGTTTGATGCAAGTGGAGAAGGATTACAAAGAGCAAATGAACTCTTAAAAAAACTACCCCATTCAAACGATTATCCAGAGTATCATCCACACATGACTGTGGCTTACTTAAAGAAAGGTAAGTGGCAACAATACACTAATAAGTTTAGAGATATGCAATTCGAAGTTTCACCACTATATGTCATTTATAGTAAAAGCGATGGTAGCAAACACAAATTCAAAATAAGATAGTCAATATAATTTGGTATTACCAAAAAAATGTTGTATCTTTGTAGAAATTAAACCAATAATAAGTTGTATCAAAATATATTTTATCAAAAGGGCAAAAACAAAGTACATTTGTGGGATGACCTTACGGGTTATCACGTTTTAGATTTCAAACCATATGCTTGGAGAGCTGACCCATTTGGTGAAGCAACATCGTTAAGTGGGGTTAAAGTTTCCAAAACGTATGAGTTTACAAAGGATGACCCAAATCTATTCGAATCGGATGTTCCTGAAACAACTCGTATATTAGTAGATTTATATAATTCAAGCGATATTCCATCGGTTGGACACGTTATAATGACATTCGATATTGAGGTAGAAATGTTATCAGGTCTACCAGATACCCAAAAAGCAAAGAATGAAATTACAGCAATTGCACTGCATGATAGTGCAACTGATATTTACTATGCTTTGGTTTTGGATAAGGATGATAAGGTTAAAAACACTACCACTGGAAATAGAATTGTTAAATCTTATAGTAATGAAAGAGATTTGTTGAGAGCATTCCTAACAATCTACGAAGAAATAAGACCATCAATTATCACAGGTTGGAACATTGATTCATTTGACGTTCCTTATCTATTCAATCGTATTACAAATGTATTGGGTAGAAGTAACGCAACTCGTCTATCACCAATTGGTGAGTGTTTCTATTCACCATATAGAAATCGTTGGAGTTTTGCTGGAGTAAGTGCATTGGATTATATTCACTTATATAAGACATACACTTATACATTAGAACCATCATACACCTTAAACTATATTGCAACCAAAGAGTTAGGTAAAGGTAAGTTAGAATACAAAGGTAATTTGGATGATTTATTCAGAGAGGATATAAACAAGTATATTGATTACAACATCGTAGACGTTGAGTTAGTGGTTGGTTTGGAAAAGAAACTACAATTCATCGAACTATGTAGAGCAATCTGCCATGCGGGACACGTTCCGTATGAGGATTTTGTGTATTCATCAAAATATTTGGAAGGTGCTTGTTTGAACTACCTTAAACAAAAGAATTTAGTAGCACCTAACAAACCTGCGGATAGAAGAGAAAGGATGCAGGAAATCAACGATAATAACCAAGAGAAGTTCATTGGTGCGTATGTAAAAGAACCTATCGTTGGTAAGTATGATTGGATTTATGACTTGGACTTAACATCCCTATATCCATCAATCATTATGACCCTAAACATTTCACCAGAAACCAAAATGGGTAAGATTGATAATTGGGATGCAGAAGAATGGATTAGAGGTGCAGATAAAACATACGATGTAACATCAGCTGGTAGTACGGAAACTTATAGTAAAAGTGAAGTACAACAAATGATTAAAGAGCACGGATTGGGTGTAGCCGCCAATGGGGTTCTGTATGACCAGAGTAAACCTGGACTTATTGCAGATATTTTAGATTTATGGTTTTCACAGAGGGTTGAATTTAGAAAATTAGAAAAGCAATATGGTGAAGCGGGTGATACGGAGAAATATGAATTTTATGCTAAAAGGCAGTTGGTTCAGAAGATTCTTCTTAACTCTATGTATGGTGTTCTTGGTCTTCCTGCCTTTCGGTTTTACGATATTGATAATGCAGAGGCAGTTACGATTACGGGTCAAACTGTTATTAAGAAAACGGCAGAGATGGCAAACATTAAGTACCAAAAGGAATTA